GGAGTTCCCAGTTTCCAGGTGTCACCTCAGTCGCCTGTACATCAACACCTGTGAACCCCAGGGTGCTGGCAGCGGGTCCATACCCGTCTGGGTACTCTGCAGATTCCCAGTTGAACTCAAAGGCAGATGAGCGTGAGAAAACAAATATACGGTGGACGGCGTCGTAGACGACTGTAATCCCTGACAACTGGGTGGACAGCACAGCTTGCACGTGTGACGCGAGTGCCACCGGGTCGGTGTAGAACCTGAGGAGATTCATGGTGACCGTGGTAGTCCCACCCACCGGGATGATACTGTTTCCCTGCACAACAGTCGGTTGCGTTAGGGGGATTTGAGCTGATACAACGGCAATCTCACTGACGTTGTACACAGGTGTGTTGAATGTCTTTTCAAAATCCTGAGGAGTTGACCAGACACCCAGATCCCTTTCAGAGCTATCAAATGTGACGATGTGTCGCATTGTTCTATAGTAAGTGGGTAAAATTTACGGTCCACCCCCGACGTGGTGGGCAAGTGGATTATTCTGGAGCACCTTGTGGGCAATGTCGAGGCTACCCTCGCTCATGACACGCTCATCCAGATTGCCCTTGAACACGTTGTTGTTCTGCTTACCCAGAGGGGCGTACTGCTGGAAGCGCTGACCCGGGTCGGCAATGCCAATCCGCCCGTCTGTACGGGACTGGTCAAAGCGGGTTGCTGTGACACGACCAGCCGTCTTCTGGGCGCTCTCCCTGACGTTCATCCTCCCAGCATTACCCACCCTGTGACCCTGCCCACGGCGATCCGTTGCCCTAATGTCCAGAGGCGTGTTCTGGTAGCCGTGAGACCACGAGGAGATACCCGGCGCTGCATTGTCCACGTGTGCGTACGTCTGGTTGTTGAGGTCCGTCTTGTTGCGGGTGGGGTCCTGTGCCACCTGGAGGGCAGAGACGGTGCGACGGGCTGGGGCATAGCCCAGACCGTCCCCGCGGTAGCCTGTGGTCGCGCGCGCCGTGACCCTCTTGGTCCTCTCGTACTCCTCACGCACTCTGACACCGCTGAGGTTCCCACCCTGTCCAGATGCCCTACCCGGCTGGGGTGGGAGGCGCGCTGGGAGGTAGGCGGTGGTCTCTGGCTTGTGGTGGGTCAGGTTACCCACCGTCCCTGGCTGCTTGTTGAGGGCATGGGCGTGGTTGATCCGCCCTGGGAGCTGGGTCAGCTTGTACTCACCCACGTTGATGGGGTTAACACGGTACAGCTGCTGGTACCCACCGTATGCAGGGGTCTCCGCGTTGACGCCCAGACCTGGACCCACCAACTCCTTCGTGCTGGGGGACAGGTTGTTCATCTTCCCACTGATGTACTGGCGGTCACGGAAGTCCCTAACTGGTTCGCCGTTCACGTTGGTCATCGGGGCAATCACGGAGAATGAGGGGTGCTCCAACTTCATCTGGTTAAACTTGTTCAAAGGGGTCGCCTCTGCACCCACATCATACCTGGTATTCAGCAATTCCGTGACATTCTGGCGGTTAGCGTGAGGAGCGGGAGGAGGCTCTTGTGGAACGGGCGTCCTATCACTCAACTGCTTCCCGGCAAAAGCCAGAGCGAAGATTGCGGCTATAGACAATGGATCTGCCATTATTACAATTCCATTAGATATTTATTTACTGACGAGAGCAGTACATCTGGCTGAAAGATGCGTTCTGGATGTCAGCACGTGTGGAGGACGGATAAGAGGTCCGCACCTTCACTGGGATGGAACAGGACATGTCCTGAAGCGGGTGGAGTTCGCGGGTGCTCTCCACCAGGACCCTCCCGAAGCGGGTGGTGCTCTGGGGGCGGAGGCGATCCTGGACGTCCACAAGCTCCGCGGGGGCGCCCTTGCCCGCATAGTACGGGGCAGTGCCGTACAGCTCGGTGTTCGGGCGGCACGGACCGCAGTTCTGCGGGGTGTTGGCAGGCTGGGGGTACATGAAGAAGTTGTCGGTGGCGCACTGACTAGGTGCACTTCCAGCGTCAACCTGAACAGAAGATGTGCTCAACTGGTATGCCATGTGTATGATACTGATATATCTTAAGAATTAAATCAGCGGAGGTCACCTGTCTCCGCCAGACCTCGGAAGTTCTCGAGTTGGACCCCGCGTGTATCGGGGCTGCAGACGCTCTGATCGCTCCTGCACAGGGGCGAGAACTTCTTGCCGTAGCACCACTCCGCAAACTCCGTCTGGGCTCCCGGGACGGTGCTGACGGGCATGGTCACAAACTGGCGGGAGGCGGCGTTCCTCTGGTGCTCCGGGAGCGCCGAGCGGCTGCGACCCGCATCGAAGGGGATGGTGTTGTCCAGGTTGTCCATGACCTCCTTGCGCACGGTGGGGTAGAAGCAGGCTGGGGCGGGGGAGGGCTTGCCGTAATCTGCGATGCTCACGTTTGCCATGGGATTGTCCTCGGTGGGGCGGCGGCACCCCTGGGGAGGCTCACCCGTTCCGGGGGCCGCCTGGACCAGTGAACTCCCCTTGATGGCGCCATTGGTGTAGAGCACCCACAGACCGATGATGACCATCGAAGTTAGGATAAAGACCCGCTCGTCACGACGGAAGGCGTACGTGATCAGTGTACTGTAGAGGATGAAACGGGTGGCTGCATTCACACGTTCGGACGGACCCTGCTCCTTGACGGGCCAAAAGCTCAGGAGCTGGTCATTCTCAATCAACTCACGAGGGTTATCAAACCATACTGGTGATTCCTCTTCCATTGCCTATATTGTGATATGCGAAGATTTTACTTTTGAAGGTTTCCGAGTAGCCCACCCAACATTTTCATGAGATCACCCTCGGACTGCTCACCAGAAGCAATCTGCCCTGCAGTCTTCTCAGCCACACCCTCGATGGCAGCCAGCGTGTCGGCTGGAAGGGCAGTAATGGTCATACCCAGCATGAGCAGGGTCTGGAGGTACTGCCAGATACAGCTGCGAGTGTTTTCAGAAGCCCCATCCCAATTCTTGGCAAGGTTCAGCTCGTTCAGGGACTTGAGGTTCTCTGATGTCAGTACCGTCTCGTCCTTTGCCATGATGCGCTCTTGGAGTGGAGCGATCGTCCCCATGAAGTTCTCAACCACCTTACGGGGGTTGGACTTGCGAAGCAGGTCGAATGCCGACTCGTACTTCTTGATACTCTTTTCCTCTGGGAACGTCTGGATGAGTTCTGAGAGAAACTGAGAGAGCATATCGTTGAATGCACCGACTGATGCCATCGTGTGGTTTGTAATGTATTGTGTGAAAACTTTAATAAGGATCTGACGAGATCTTCTCCTTAGTGCCAATACCGTTAGCCATGATGAAGTACACCATCAGGGCATTGAGCATAGCTGGCTTGGTGTACTGAGCAGGCTGGAGTTTTCCCTCGTTGTTCATCTTTGCCTTCATGTGAATGTAGCCAGCGGTGATGAGACCCGCCGCCACCGCCGCCCCAAAGGGATCCCTAAGCTGTTCGGAGATGTCCATAATTACAGTTTACTCAGATTATTTTGGAGGGGCACCGGGTGCTAGATCCTCGTCGTCCTCTTCGTCCTCGTACCTCTCCTCAGCCACCTGCTGACCCTCCAGGGGGATGTCTCGAACCTCTGGAGCGCCCCCAACTGCAGGGGCGGGCGTGGGACCCTCTGGGATCTCCTCCCCACCCTCTGGGATCTCCTCCCCACCCTCACCCTCTGGGGTCTCCTCCTCACCCTCTGGTGCCATCGGCTCCTCCTCCTCCTCGTCTTCAGAAAGTCCCCCGCCCGCCTCGAAACCAATGCTATCGGGATCGTCCCGAGTGCCGATGTTCGTCTTGAGGATTTCCTGAACCGGCACCATATTCTTGACAGTTATGAAGATTGCATCTTTGAACCGATCCATCAACTTGATATCCCTGTCATACTCGTTCACCTCCTCCTGGAAGATGTACGGGTCCTTGAACAGGTCACGGGCTGCATTCTCGTAGCACCCCTGGATGAAAGTCTCATTGGGGGGAATCTTCACGTTGATCTTCTTCTTCTCGGCAGACAGGCGAACCGATGCCAGGATCTTGACACTGCTCACGAACACGGCTGCCAAGAGGTCGCTGTACCACGAGCATGCATTGTTGATCGTGTCAGAGTGACCCTTCACGATGTTGCTGTTCCACTCCTTCACGTCCCTCAGCAACTCCTGAAACTTCTGGAGGATTCGCTTACCCTTTGAGAGCTGAACCGCCTTGTCGTACATCTCCTGGAACACCACGACCATGTGGGGAGCCATAATTTCAGCCAGCTGCTGACGGTACTCGTCACGGGCAACTGTTAAGATATCCATTGGAATTACCAACTATTTTCTGTGCTTCAATCTCTCCGCAGTCTTGCGCAGGTTTATGAAGCTGCTAAAGTCTGCATCGTCCTGTGGTGGCGGACCCCTCTCTACCGTATTCTCACTCTTCTTCACCCCACCACCACCGCGCCCCCACGATATCATAATCTCCCACCCGTTCACGTGTTGGGCATTGAACCCACCATTCTCAAACTGGCGTACGATGTACGTCAACGCCTTTCCTCTATCAAAAGATGGCATACCCATTATGAATGAAGGTATCTCAAATGTTGCATAGTGGTTACCTATGTCCACAGCCCTACGCACTTTCCTCGTAGCCTGCTCATATATCTCTTTGTATATTAGCTTCCTCACCTCAAGGCGTTTATCCTCCCTAGCGTGGATCTCACTCACGTTCATCCTGTAATATCCACCTTTAAATCTTCACGTCCCTAAGCGCATCCGCCGTGGGAAGGACCTCCTCAACCTCGCCGTACTGGAACATGGGCTTGGTGTACGAGGTGGTCCCGTCCGTCTTGGTGCTCTGGGTAATCGCACCCACCAGCTTTCCCGTGCGGGAGTCAACCAGTGACTGAACCACAACACCAGTCGGGAACCCCGTGTCCTGCCTCACGAAGGTGAAGGAGCACTTGTAGTTGCTCCCCAGCTTGTTGATGGAGTTGGTCTCGATGGGGAACAGGCAGTCGTCGGGAAACCCTGACATCGTAGCCCTGACCAAGGTCTGGATGAGGTCTGGGGTTGCGTTGGTCACCTTCTCCTCCACCTCACCCTCGGGGGTGATCATGGACCCGACGTGCCGGGAGATGGGCTTGGTCCGCCTGAACCCGGACCCACCGAACAGCTCATACGCCTCCGTCTTTGCCCTGGGGTTGTTGCACAAAAACAGTATAACTAGGATGAGTGCGACAATGTACATCATTATTATTTAGACAGAGAATAATATATGGCTCTGCTGTTCTACAGTGACCGATGCTCTCACAGTGCCGACCTGTCCAAGTGGCTCGACAAACATCCACAGATCAGCAAGATGATCCGCCGCCATAACGTGACGGTTCACGGTGTCCCAGCGAAGTTTAGGAACACCATCAAGAGCGTCCCCACCATAATGACCCAGCAGGGGCAGGTGATGGTGGGGAAGCAGTGCATTGCCTGGGTGAACAGCCTCATCCCACCACAGGAGGTGGGTGGGATGGGTGGGTACGAGGGTCTCACGAACCTCGAGGATGACTCGGGTGGTCCTGGGATGTTTAGCCTCGACAACTACGGGCAGTCCATCCAGCCCCAGATCACCCCAGATATAGAGGCTCGCATCAACTCCACCGTGACCGATGCCTATCAAGCCATGCAAACTTCATTAAAGGATAATGACTAGTTTTCAGTAGAGCAATGTTCCTGCGAACCGTGCAAGCAACCGCCTTTCGATCGATCTTCGAGGTTCTCAAGGATGTCCTTCATGACATCAACATAGTGTTTGACGAGACGGGTGTCAAGATTCTAACACTCGACACTGCCAAGGTGACCCTCATAGACCTCCATCTCCCCGCAG